GATCTTGAAAACACACAGGAAGTAAATAAAATGACTGAGAGCGAAGCATTAGTAGAGATAAGAGAAAGTTTGACAGGGATATTAAAACATCTAGGTACAGACTCGATAACAAAGACCGAAGAAAAATCCGATGAGAAAATGGGATATAAAGGCGACAAAGAGGATAAAGATATGAAATCCGATGATAAAGAAGCCAAAAAGAGTAATGATGGTGCAGTAGCATACATTGACACTCTTGAGAAGTTTGCTCACGAACAAGGAGTGGATTTAGATGGTCTAAGAGGCCACTTCGGATTAGAGAAAGCATACCTACAAGAAGGTAGCGGCGGATATTCACACCGAGGACAAGGAGATCCAATCGGTTCAGGAGAAGATGCAACACTTGCACCTGCTCCATCCCTTGAAGGGCCGGGTGGAAACAAATACGTCATCAAGCAACCGGGTGTTGCAAACATGGCATACAATTCACCATCAGGCAATAAAAACATCATCAAGAATGAAGTTACGTCTGAAGGATTAGAGCGTGGATACAGGGCATACGCATCTCTAAGAGATGAAGAAGCATTGAAAACCCTAGTTAAGTCAGATTGGGAATCACGCTACGATTCAGAAACTACTAGAGCATTAGAAGTTCAGAAAGCATCTGATTATAGCGGTCAAATCGCAACTCTAAAGTCTGAGATTGAATCACTACGCACAACTGCTGCTTCGACAGCATCTATACAGAAATCTGATGTTTCAGATATTCGCATTCCAACCCACGAAGAATTTGCCGCTATGGGCAATGACCTTGACGCTTGGATTGCTACTGAAGATCTAGCAAGGAGGGCTTTGAGAGGCGCATAAGCGTCTTTCGGGTAACGGAGATAAAAGGAGGAAAAAAATATGAGTGGATCAAGAGGATACTTACGCACAATTGAAGATATGGAAAGGCTATACTACGGGGCAGGTGCAGGTGCTAACGCATGGGCATACTCCGGTACAGACCTTTTGAAGGCTGACTCGCCTTTAGTGAGCAGCACAACCGGAACTTATCAGGCTATATTTGGCCGTAAAGTTTGGTCGCAACTGAACCAAGAGTTCAATGCATTTTCTATACTACCTAAGAAACCGTGGGAAAAGAGTGGTTGGAGGGTCGTTACTGACAAACCATCATTCACAAGCGGTGGCGGTGTTGCAGAAAACGGAACACTACCTGACACGAGCAAACCAACATTTGCTGAAGTCAGCACAAAACCAAGAACAGTAGCGCACACTTTCGACCTGTCAGAAACAGCAATGTTCCTAGCAGACAAAGATGACGGTCTTGGAGATGCAAGAGCAGTTATGAAGATGGAAATGGCAAAACACCACGCTGAACACATCAATAAGATGCTATTGGAAGATGTAGATACTCTAGCGGGTAACAACTTCACAAGCCTAGATCGTGCTTTATCATCATCATTTACAGAATCAGCAACTGATTTCGTATCTGCAATAACAGACCACAACCAATACAACATTGTCCGTAATGGTGCAGGTGCAGGGTCTGCACAATGGTACGATGCTAATGTGGATGCAGGTGCAGCAGGTGCAGCACGAGCATTATCTCTAAACATCATGGATGGAATGTTCAGAAGTGTATGGGAGAAAGGAGGACAGCCTAAAGTTATCCTTACAGGATACGATACATTAGAGAAAATCCAACAACTCTTACAACCACAGCAAAGATTTACTGAAATGAAAAGAGTTGTACCGGGTGTAAACGGTGTAAAGGGTGTTCCGGGTATGGAAGCAGGTTTCGTAGTTGCAACATACAACGGTGTACCACTAATCCCATCCAAAGACGTTTTCGCAGAATCAGGCGAACTTTCAAGAATGTATTTCATGGATACAGATTATATGTATTTCTGCACAGCAAAACCAACCCTATACCACGAGTCAGGTATCGAAACCGGAGATCCATTCGGAATCAACAGACTAGGACAAATGGGTATGTTCCACACAATGGGTGAACTATGGCAACTATTCTACCGAGCGAACGGAAAAGTGAGGGGCATCGCTGCTTAAGTGCAAGTGTAGGGGATAATGGAGGAATACGATATGGCTAATACAACCATACGCGCACCAACTGCAATGCTTGTCACTCGCCTTTGGGCAGGTGTAGGAAGTGACGAC